AAACTAATGGGTCTTGGACTGAATACAGAGTACGATAGAGACTTTATGTTTAGCCCCAAAGACCTTGTACTTATTGGAGGCAGACGTGGACAAGGTAAATCTGTTACCTGTACTAATATTGCTCACAATGTGTACCAATCTGGCCGTTCAGCTATCTACTTTACTATTGAAATGGATAGTCGTTCAATATTGCAACGATGTTGTGCGATCGCTACTGGCATACCTCAGAACAGAATCGCTTCAGGGAACTTAACAAACCTGGAGTTTGAAAGAATGGCGGCTTGGCAAGCTGCTCGTTTTGTGAATGGGCAGGAAAGATATAAAGAATACCTTGAAAGCATCACTCGTGATTACAACGAGTTTCATCATAAACTTACATCTCAGCATGAGCTTCTCCCGACTCAGCAGCTGGATGTTGTCTATGACCCGGGACTGACTCTTGCAAAAATAAGAGCAGAACTGGACAAGAAAGTCGGACGTATAAACGCAGGTGTAATTATCGTAGATTATATCAACCAGGTTAAGCGTTCTACTGTACCCTCTCGAGGAGGTCAGTACGACTGGACGGAACAGATTGAAGTAAGTAAAGCTTTAAAGTCTATGGCGCAAGAGTATGATTGTACTGTAGTATCCCCGTATCAAATTGATGCCACTGGCGAAGCTCGCTTTGCAAAGGGTATACTTGATGCGGCTGATGCGGCTTTTACCTTGGAAACTTATGACCAAGGAGAAGAAGATCCAATTACTTTTAACTGTACTAAAATGCGGTCTGCCAGCATGAAAAGTTTTACTTCTACTATAGACTGGGAAACTCTAAAAATAGGCCCAGACACTGCACTCACTCCAAAAGAAAGAGAGAATGCAGCAGCGCAAAGCGAAGAAGAAGTTTACGACCTCTGATAAAAATATTTCTTGACACTCCCGTTGATTTGGTGTATAATATATGCTTAATTACGGGAGTTTTTTATTTATGGGAATTTTTTATGGATCGTTACGCCATGATGTCACGGGAAGAAAGAAGCGTAGTTATGCGAGAAAAACTAAGGCTCGCCCGAGAGGGGATATTCATGTCCCTCAGCGAGCTAGTTTCCGTCGGAGTGTGCCTGAGTACCCCTCATGTCCCGATACAGCTGGAGTTGCCGCTAGAGTGGAATCGCCACGTTACACCGGAACCCTTGTTAAAGGTATCGGAACCATGCACAAATCAAACGCTGTCCCAATCATTAATGAAGAAGAAATGAAAGATATTGCAAGGATGAGAAGATAATGCACGATGCACTTATGGAACATTGGAATAGTAGAGATATCTGCCCTAACTGCGGAGAAACATTAGAAGGAGATGGGTACAGTAATGGAAATCCTGTACGGTGCCCCAATGCATTAGAAGAGGACTGGTGGTACAGCGAACCAGACAGTGGGCCGTGGTATTGTAATATTGATGAAGATAATTATGAAGAGCCTACAGAATTAGATGAGTGGGCGTCTTTTGATCCGGACTGTTAATGAACGTAGAAGATTTATTAAAATCTAAAAATATTAGCTACATTCCGAAAGGAAAAGATTTTGTAGTAAGTTGTCTCAACCCTGAGCACCCCGACAGAAATCCTAGTATGAGAATAGATCAAATTACTGGAATATTTAACTGTTTTTCTTGTGAGTACAAGGGAAGTATTTTTAAGCATTTCGGGGAACGGGCAGACAAAATGGAGATGAAGCGGCAGCTTCTAAAGAAAAAGATTAGCGAAAAAAGACTAGAAAATATTAGTCTCTCAATGCCAGAAGGATACATGCCTTATGTTGGTAATTGGAGAAATATACGACCCGAGACATATGCTTCATTCGAGGCATTTATTCACTCGGGCAAAGATTTTGTCGGTAGAATATGCTTTCCGGTACGAGATAGGGCAGGAAATATTATAGCATTTCAATCTCGTACAACAACTAATCAAACACCTAAGTATTTATTTAGTCCGCCCGGGACTAAGCTCCCCCTGTTCCCAGTGGTAGAGCCAATACAGTCTAGTATAATTTTTGTGGAAGGTATATTCGACGTATTAAATTTACATGATAAAGGACTAACAAATGCAGTTTGTTGTTTTGGAGTTAAAAATGTAACAATAGAAAAGTTACAAGTCTTGGCAGTGCAGGGAATAGAACGAATAGAAATTTTTCTTGATAACGACGAAGCCGGACAAAAAGGGGCCGAAACAATACGAACTCTATGCGAAGAAGTAGGAATCTCTACAAGAAACATAGCATTTGGAAATAAACACATAGACGCGGGGGCTTTAACAGAGTCTCAAGTACTTAAATTAAGGAATAAATTATATGGCTAAGGTAGCGATAGTAGAAAAGCAGCCTAGTAAAATTAATTACGAAAAATACTTTGATTTTGACTTTGATAGATTTCATTTATGTTCTGATCCATCTATCAAAAGAATACTTAAAAAACATACAGACATTGAAATTGATATAGACAGCTATGATTGGCTAGTGCTTGTAGGCTCTGAGCCTGTAAAGCATTTTACAACTGTTAGTTCAGTAACAGATTACTCTGGTAAAAAAGTAGATAAAAAGTTTTTACCAGTTATAAGCCCTGCAATGCTAGCATTTAAACCAGAAGCGAAGAAAGCCTGGGACGAAAGCGTTGAGAGCATTCATGCTTATGTATCGGGAGACTTCGTAGATACAGTTATAGACGATACTATCGCATGGGGCATACAAGATACGGAGGAGGCAAATGAATTTATTCAGAACGCCATCAAAGACCCACATAGATATGTGGCTCTTGATTCTGAGACGACTGGGCTCTATCCTAGAGACGGTTATATGTTGGGTATTAGCCTTAGCTATAATGGCAAGTGTGGGGCTTATATTGATACCGACTGCTTTGATGATCGCACTGAAGCACTTTTACAGCAGTTATTTAACGAAAAGACAGTAGTGTTCCACAATGCTAAATTTGATATGGCATTCTTTGAATATCATTTTCACTTTAAATTTCCCAACTTTGAAGACACAATGCTACTACATTATCTTGTAGATGAAAATCCTGGAGGACACGGACTAAAACAGTTGGCTATCAAACACACTCCTTATGGAGACTATGAAAAGCCAATGTACGAGTGGATAGACCAGTACAGAAAAGAGCACGGAGTTCTTAAAGATCAGTTTACATGGGATAGTATTCCTTTCGATGTAATGAAAACATATGCCGCGATGGATGCGGTAGTAACCTTTTTACTTTATGAAAAATTACTTGTTGTTAAAACAAATGAGAAATTAAAGAGTGTATATGAAAATATTCTTATCCCGGGTACTAGATTTTTAATTGATACCCAAGATAATGGCGTGCCTTTTGATCGTACAAGACTTTTATTTGCACAAGAAGCAATGCAAACAGATATAGATACAGCAATATCAAAACTGTACGAGAATGAAAAGATACGAAGATTTGAGGAATTAAATGGTAAATCTTTCAACCCTAATTCTACTGTGCAGCTTCGTAGTCTTTTGTTCGACTACTTGGGCCTTAAGCCTACTGGAAAGAAAACAGGAACAGGCGCAGATTCAACTGATGCAGAAGTACTTAAAGAGCTCTCAACACAAAGCACAGTTCCAGGACTTATACTTGATATTAGACAAAAGTCTAAGATCAAGAACACTTATCTTGACAAAATCATACCACAACTTGATAGAGATTCTCATCTTCGTACAGGTTTCAACCTTCACGGTACTACTAGTGGGCGTCTTAGTTCTAGTGGGAAGCTCAATATGCAACAACTGCCAAGAGATAATCCCACTGTTAAAGGCTGTATAAAAGCCCCAGAAGGGCACAAGATTGTTGCAATGGACTTAACGACCGCCGAAGTTTATGTTGCTGCGGTTCTATCAAAAGATAAAGCACTCATGGATGTGTTTCGATCAGGAGGAAACTTTCACAGTACAATCGCACACAAAGTATTTCGATTACCTTGTGAAATCGAAGACGTAGCTGAACTATACTCAGATCGTAGACAAGCCGCTAAAGCGGTTACTTTTGGTATCATGTATGGGGCTGGCCCAGCAAAAATCAGTGAACAAGTAACTAAAGACAGTGGAAAATACTTTTCAAAGAATGAAGCTGCAGAAGTTATTAATGAATACTTTCAAACATTCCATAAATTAAAATCATGGATTCAAACTAATCAAAACTTTATAGCAAATAATGGATTTACTTACAGCTACTTCGGAAGAAAAAGGAGACTGCCGAATGTTAAAAGTACCGATCAAGGCATCCGAAGTCATAGCATTCGTTCTGGTCTTAACTTTTTGGTTCAGTCTACTGCTTCTGATATTAACTTACTAGGGGCGATAGAAATGGGTGAGTTTATAAAGAGTCAAAATATGAAGTCAAAAATATTTGCACTTGTTCATGACTCTATTCTCGCTGAAGTGCCTAACGATGAAGTAGACTTTTACTCTGAAATGTTACAGAAGTTTGTACAAAAAGACCGAGGCATATACATTCCCGGAGCTCCTGTAGGCTGTGACTTTGAAGTAGGAGAAGATTATTCTATGGGTAAGTTTGAAAAGCTCTATGGTAGTCACATTTAGAAATATAAACAAAGTACAATTTCCCGTATACGAACTCCCGTCCAGTAACTGGTATGTTACTGACGGGCTTTTGTATATCGAAGATAAAATCGTAGACGATAAAAATATGTCAGGGGATACCTTAGGAGTAAGGAGAATACAGACTCCTCATAAAAATATTTTAACAATAAAAAATCAAATAGAAAATATCAGGGGACTACTAAAAACTAACTGTAAAAGTTTTATAGATTCTAAAGGAATGCCCTTCATTTATGAAAAAACAGAATTTTGTAAATTAAAATACTACAAGATAAAAAGCATTAGTAAGAAAGATACTTTTTCTTTGCTTTGGTTAAAAGATGTAAAACAGCCTTTTATAATACCTAGACCTCCTGAAGATAGTTTACAGTACGCTGGGCTACTTCACTTTGGAGAACTCCCTTGGATATTATATAATTATTCAGAAACCCGAGAAAAACCTACTAGAAGAAAAGTATGAAAGCTGTTTTAAGTAATCGTATTTATATGGATGCTAATTTAGAGCTACGAGAAAAGCTATCTAAAGAGCTAACCTACAAGATACCTGCACAAAACCCAAATGATCCGCCCCAGATAATTAAAAATCTGCAGCGGGTGCGCGAAAATCTGGTATCCATACCAATCGGACGAGAGGACTTAATACCAAATGAATATGAAATTGTTGACAAGAGGATTATGGTGCCTGTTGATTTTCCTGAGTTTAAGTTTGTACTCCG